AGGGCAATGGCAAGTCACCCATGGTCGGCGGCATGTGATTGTACGGTATGATTGCTGATAAGGAACCCGGCGCGCAGATCTATTCTTGCGGCGCGACCTATGATCAAGCCTCGATCTTGTTTCAGGACGCGGTGAAGATGGCGCAAGTGGTCGAAGATTGGAACGACCCGGATGACCCGATGATCACCTATTCGGGTAACGCCAAGGTCTACAACATGGCGGTGTTACCTCCACCGCAAGCGCATTCGTTTTTCCGGCCGATCTCGCGGATGAAGGGCAAGACCGGATCGGGCCCGCGCCCGCACATGGCCTTGTGCGACGAGCTTCACGAGCACCCGGACGGCGGTGTGGTGGAGATGCTCGAACGTGGGTTCAAGTTCCGCCGGCAACCGTTGCTCATCATGATCACGAATAGCGGGTCAGATCGCCGGTCGGTGTGCTGGGCCGAACATGAACACGCGATCGCGGTCGCACAAGGCGACGTCGAGGACGATCGCACGTTCAGCTATGTTTGCGCGCTCGACGACGAGGACAAGCCTTTCGAAGATCCGTCATGTTGGAAGAAAGCGAACCCGTTGCTCGGCGTGACGATCACGGAAGAATATCTGCGAGGCGTTGTTCAGCAAGCGCAGCAAATTGCCGGCAAACAGAACAATATTCTTCGTCTCCACTTCTGCCAATGGACCGATAGCGCGAAAGCCTGGATCTCGCGCAAAAAATGGATGTCCTGTGAAGATCCGAACCTTACCCGCGAACAGATGCGCGGCCGGCGCGCATATGGCGGCCTCGATCTGTCACAGGTCAAGGATCTGACCGCAAAGGCGTGGGTGTTCGAGGACGGGTTCAAGGACGTGCCGGCGATCGACCCGGCGACGCGCGAAGTCATACCGGGGCAGACTGTCCGGAAACCGTGCTACGCCCTGATCGTCGACAGCTATACGCCGCTCGAAACCCTCGCCGCGCGTGAGGAAGCGGACCGCACTCCGTACAAGCAATGGGTGGACAACGGATATCTGATCGGCACGCCCGGACCGGTGATCCGGCTCGACATCGTCGCGGCCGATCTGATCGAGGACAACCGCAATTTCGATGTCGTCGCCGTGGCATATGATCAATATTTGATCCGGGAATTCGCGGTCGAGCTCGACGCGCTCAATGCGCCCGCGATCAAGTTTTTCGATCACCCACAGGGGATAAACTATCGGAAAGAGTCCGACCTTTTCATGCCGCGATCGGTCGAGATGTTCGAGACGCTTATCCTTGAAGGCCGGTTGCGGGTGAACGTTAATCCGGTGCTGCGCACGGCCGTCGCGGGCGCGGTGTTCTGGATCTCGCCGGCCGGTCTCAAGCGGTTCATGAAGGACAAGGCGACCAACCGCATTGACCCGGCGGTCGCGGCGGCGATGGCGATCGGTCTCGCCACTCTCAACGAGCCGGACGAAAACAGCGTGTGGAACAAGATCGGCCAGCGCGAGCGCGGCGAGCAGGCAGACCAGACAAAGGCCGTCGCCGAGCTGGTCAATGGTGACGAAATCGATTATCAAATTCTGAATGACCGTAGTCATCCGTTACATGAAGCGATGGTCAAACGGTGGAACGAACAGCAAGAATTGACCGATGACGATGACGACGACTAATTTCGCATGGCTGATCGAGTGCGGCGGGTCAAAGGCGGACCGGCCGCTTTATTTCTCTGGCATGGATACTTTCGGGCGTTTCAAATGGTCATTCGACCATGAACTTGCTGTTCGGTTCAGCCGGCGGCAGGACGCGGCGGCCGTGGCGGGCGGCGATACATTAGGCACAAATCATCGGGTTTGCGAACATGGTTGGGACGCTGACGACGCGGCGGACGCGGCTGACGCAATCGAAAGCCTTGCGGGTGAATCAGCCGGCGGCTGAAGCGACCGTCCTTCCCGATCGCTGGATTCCTCAGATCCGGATTTTTTACTCCGGCCGGACAAAGGCCGGCGTGCGGATCACTCCCGACAACGCTGTGACCATCTCGGCGGTTTGGGCGTGCATTCGTTTTATTTCGCAGTCGATCGGCGCGTTGCCGTGGCATGTGATCGACGATGAAACGAAAATGCCGGTCAGCATGTCCGTTCCGGCCGAAAGCGTCTTGGTTCGGCCGTCCCCCGAATACTCCTCGCTCCAGTTTCGCGAAACCTTGTTGCATTGGGCGCTTCGGTGGGGCAACGGTTACGCCGAGATCGAGCGCGACATTCTCGGACGGCCTAAAGCGCTCCATCCGATCCATCCCGAACGGGTGTGCGTCATGCGCGACCCGGTCACGTATGAACTCTATTATTCGGTCGGACAAGGGTCCGGCGTTGCGCCGGTCGTCCTCGATGCGATGGACATGTTCCATTTGCGCGGCATGGGTGAGGGTCCGGTTGGTCTGAACGTGATCGCCTATGCGGCCGAGTCTCTCGGTTGGGTGAAAGCCGTCCAGATGTTCGGCGCCGGGTTCTTCGGCGAGGGTGCGATGCCGGCCGGTGTCGTGATGATGAAAAAGCCTTTGACCGAAGACGGTATGAAGGCTTTGGAGAAGAAATTCCGGAACATGTACAGCGGTTCGAAGAATGCGGGTAAAACCGCAATCCTCGACAGTGACATGGATTATAAACCGCTGACCGTCGAGCCGGACAAAGGTCAGTTCATCGAAACGAACCAATTCCTGATCGACGAGGTGTGCCGTTGGTTCGGTGTGCCGCCGCACAAAATCTATAAGCTTTTGAACGCAACGTTCTCGAATATTGAACATCAGTCGATCGAGGTCGTCACCGATAGTCTGAAACCTTGGGCGCGCCGGCTCGAAGACGAAGCGGCCTATAAGTTGCTCGGTCAAAACCGTGCCGGATACACGAATAAAATCAATCTCAAGGGTCTGCTAACCGGCGATACAAAGACCCGGCTCGAATGGTACCGTGGATTACGCGAGATCGGCGTTCTGAACGCTGACGAAATTCTCGAACTTGAAGACATGCCATTGATTGGGAAGGCAAATGGCGGTCAAAAGCGGGTCATGCAGTCGCAATACACCACTCTCGATAAAATCGGTGAAGAACCTTTGCCGGTTGATGGGCCCGCGCCAGCGGAACCGGCGGCGCCGCCGGAAGAAGAACCGGGCGAAGAAGTAGACGAGGCGACACCGGAGCAAATGAACAACTTTCACAATGCTGTCCTGAATCTGACGGCATTCACCGCTGTTCACGAGGTTGTACAGTGACGGTCAAAACAGCAGTTCCGCCCGTCCATCCGAACACATTGAAGGCCGTCATTCCGGACAATTGGCGCGATGCATTCGCGATGATGGCCGATCGGCTGATGAGGGTGATCGGCGCGCAAGCGGGCAAAATCGCGAAGTTGTCTGCCGAGCTCGAAGACATGAACGGCAAGATCGCCGCCGGCTCGAAAGCTCACGCCGAGCTCGTCGACAGCACGATGCAAGGCTTTCACAAGTTCAATCGGTCAGCGCTCGTCGAGGACATCGACGCGAACGGTCGTGACATCCTGTCGATCAACGAGGCGATCGTTGATATTCGCGGTCTGATCAAGATCAGCGCTGACGCGCGCGCGAACGATCTGAAAACGCTGAACGAAACGACCGCGATCGCTAAAGGCACCTGTGATTATATCGATCGGTCGGTGAAGCCGGCGCTTCAAGATCAGGCTGAAACGCTCGCCGATCTGCTGACCGGTCGTGACGATACGTGGAAGCGGTTCGCGGCGGTCGAGGCGGCCGGTACCGAGCTCGCCGGTCGGGTCGAGCAGATCGCCGCCGACGTCAAGACCCTCGACGAGCGGACGGCCGGCGCGGCCGATGCGCTGGCGCGGCAGGCCGGTGACATTCGCGATCATGCAGGCCGGCTCGTCGAGCTCGCGCGCGCGGGTGAGCGGGTCGAGAACCTCGCCGGCACGGTGGCCGCGTTCGAGAAGGCGCGCAATGAGGACCGGGCGGTTCTCGACGAGCTCGCCGGCACGGTCAAGGCGACCGGCGAGCGGCTGGACGCTGAAAGCGCGGCGCGGGCGGCCGCAATAGGTAAGCTCGGCGAGCAGGTCGAGGAATATGCAGCGACCGCTAGCGAGGCGGACGGCCAGCTAAGCATGCAGTTTGACGCGGTCGAGAAGGCCGGCGCCGAGCTCGTCGCTCGGGTCAACATGATGGCGGCGGATCTCGGCGCGGTCGGCGATCGGCTCGACTTGGTCGCGAAGGACGGCGCCACGAACCGGGTGAATATCGAGCACACCGACGCGGCCGTCACCGCGCTGACCGCGACCGCCAAGGCGGCCGGCGAGCGGCTCGACGAGCTCCGGTCCGATCATGAGGCGCTTGCTGTCACGGTCGACAAGGCCGGCGAATCGATCATCGCGCTGACCGGCCGCGCCGCGCGCGCAGATGAACAGTTCACCCGGCTCGACGATCTCTTGACCGCGTCCGGCGCGGCCGTGGCGCGGATCACAGTCGAGGTCGGCGCGCTCGACGCGCTCGTAAAATCACAGGGTGAGACCGTATCGGGCGCCGTCGAGGCATCGTCCGATGCATGCCGCCGTGTGACCATCGCGCTGAACGAAATTCCCTCTGGCATGATGATCGATCGTGACGGCGAGTTGGTTCGGGTCAATCGTATCGGTGAGAT